AAATATGGTAAGGGATGTAATCGCTTCTGGTGATGAAATAACAGGAAATGTGTTTACTAGAGATTACTATACATCAAGTTACTCAAACGGGAATTTAGCAAGAAACTAATATGATACAGACTGGTTTTGAATCTAGAGTTAAGGTTCAGCAGATTATTGAGAGCCAACTTCCAAGTTTTATATTGGATGAAAATCCAAATGCCTCCGAGTTTTTAAAGCAATATTACATATCTCAAGAATATCAAGGTGGTCCGATAGACATTGCGGAAAACCTTGATCAATACTTAAAGTTAGAAAATCTTGTACCAGAAGTAGTTGTTGATAGCACTACGCTGTCTTCCAACATTAGTTCAAGTGCAACTAGCATTTCTGTATCAAGTGTCAAAGGTTTCCCAAATAAGTATGGTCTTTTGAAAATTGGTGATGAAATTATCACCTATACTGGAATATCTGGAACAACATTTACAGGGTGTGTTCGTGGATTTAGTGGTATTACCGATTACCATCAAGATTTAAATCAGGAAGAACTTACATTTTCCACCTCCTCTGCGGCAGAACACTCTTCTGGTGCTAGTGTACAGAATTTAAGTTCTCTGTTTTTAAAAGAATTTTATCAAAAATTAAAATATACTATTGCACCAGGTTTAGAAAAGACTGATTTTACAACAAGTCTGGATGTTGGAAATTTTCTAAGCGAAGCAAATTGTTTCTACAAAGCAAAAGGAACGGACGAATCGTTCAGAATTCTATTTAATGTTCTTTATAATGAAACTCCAAAAATTATAAATTTAGAACAATATCTGATTAAACCATCTTCTGCAGAATATGTAAAGCAAGAAGTAGTAATTGCAGAGTCGATTTCTGGGGATAATCCTCTCAATCTTGTAGGTCAGACTATAAAAAAATCCACAGATGAATCTACTAGTGCATCTGTATCTTCAATAGAAACTTTTAATAGAAACTCTCAACAGTATTATAAAATTTCTTTGTTTGTTGGAAATGATGAATTTCCTGCGATTGAGGGTAATTTTACAATTACTCCAAATACAAAAACAACTAATACGGCATCTACATCTTCATCAGTAATTACCGTCGATTCTACCATAGGATTCCCTGATAGTGGAACTTTTGTATGTGGAAATAACACCGTTACTTATACCAGTAAGTCAATCAATCAATTCTTGGGATGCTCTGGTATCAGTGAAAGCATAGGGAAGAACGCACTGATCAGAAATAATGAAATATATTTTGGATATGAAAATGGTGATATCACTAAAAAAGTAGAATTTAGAATTCTTGGAGTATTATCAAGTTTTGTACCAACTTCAGAAGACATCAATGTTTCTGAAAACGATATTATAACCATCAAAAATGTTGGCGATTTAATTAAGAATCCACAACAAAATAAAACATACAAACAAACATTTGCAAATTCTTGGATTTATAATACTGCTGCAAGATATCAGGTATCAGAAATTGGTTCTAACTATGTCTTGTCTAGCAATATTGATAGATCTAGTTTAAAAGTTGGCGATAGAGTTGAGCTATTAGAAAGAGATACTGAGATTTTAGCAACAGAAAGTGATAATCCACATATTGCAGAAATTATTTCTAGTAATACGATAAGATTAGAAGGTTCTTTTACAGTAGATTCTAGTAAAGAATATGATATAAGAAGAAAGATTAATACTGCAAGTAGTTCTGCTGTTCCAATTGAATATGGAAATGATTTAATTACTTCAGATGTACAGAATCTTTATAGCGACAAAGATGACTTTGCATATGTTGCATCAAATTCATTACCATCCTCCGCAATTTCTGGATTTACTCACACGTACAGATATAATGTAACGAGTAATATTAAAAGTGCTACTCTATCTTCACAAAATGATCTCTTTGATTCCGATTCTGATGGAAATTATGGAACCATAGGTTTTTCTAATAACGCTCCATTTTTAACTGGCGATAGAATATATTATCAACCAAATTCAACACCACTGGTTGGTCTAGAAACTGGTAGTTACTACGTTGAGGTACTTCCATCTAATAATAAAAGAATAAGACTTTATTCTTCAAGATCTTTTATCGATGGTTCTAGTTTCTTAAAATTCAGCGTACCAGAATCTGGATTTGATACTCAGACTTTTACTTTATATTCGCATAGATCTGGAGAAATTGGAGTACAAAAGGTACTTAAAAAGTTTCCTCTTCAAGCAAAGATAGAAAGTCCAGGAGAAGAGACAATTTCTGGAACAACTGGAATGTTAATCAATGGAGTTGAAATTAGTAACTATAAGTCTCTGGATAAAATTTACTATGGACCATTACAATCTATTGATGTATTGAATGGCGGAGAAGATTATGATGTAATTAACCTTCCCACACTGACAATTTCTTCGGGTTCCTCAAATGCTTTGGCACAACCTGCTATTGGTGGATCAATTAAAGAAGTTTACATAGATTCTCAAGATTATGATATTGAAAAAGTTGTTTCTGTTGACATTGTAGGTGGAAATGGATCTGGTGCTGTACTAGAACCTGTTGTTAGCAAAAGAGTTAGAGATATACTATTTGATGGTAGAACTGCAGCAAATGGTGGTGGAATAAGCACAACTGGAAACAGAATTTCGTTCTTAACTGATCACAATTTAAATAATGGAGATCAAGTAGTATACAATTCAAATGGAAATTCTCAAGTTGTAATTGGATCTGGTTCTTCGACTCTTATTACTAACACATCATACTTTGTAAAAATTGAGAACAATACTACAGTCAGTTTGTTTAAGTCTTTATTAGACTACACAAACAATACAAATGTAATAGGATTTTCAACTGGAACTCAAGGAGTACATAAGTTTAGTACAATTGTACCGAAAAATACTATTTCTGAAATTAAAGTAATAGATGGTGGAAGTGGTTATACTAATAGAAAACTCATTGTAAAAGGTTCTGGAATATCAACAGTTAGCGATTCTGTCAATTTTACCAATCATGGATTTAATACTGGCGAATTAGTTACATATGACTTCCAAACCAGTGCTATTTCCGGTCTTTCAACATCTAATCAGTATTACATCTTAAAGATCAATGATGATTCTTTCAGATTATGTAATGCTGGTATTGCCGGAACAGATACCTCAGAATTTGATAGAAAAGATTATGTCAAATTCTCAAATACTGGATCTGGATATCAATATTTTGCGTATCCATCTATTTCAGTTTCAGTAAAATATAATCCAGTTGGTTTTAGTACTGGAACTCAATCCTATCAAGAGATCGTAGCAACTCCAGTCGTAAGAGGAACTATTCAAGATGTATATCTTTATGAGCAAGGAACTGGATATGGTTCTACAGTATTAAATTATCAAAACAATCCTACTATAACAATTAAAAATGGAAAGAATGCTTCCATAATTCCAAATATATCAAATGGTCAGATTATTTCTGTAAATATTCAATATAGTGGGGACGAATATTATTCATCTCCAGATTTGATTGTCACAGATTCTTCTGGTTCTGGATCTGGAGCAAAACTTAGACCAGTAATTTCTGGTGGCAAAATAACTGATGTTAAAATTATAAACGCTGGAATTGGTTATTCAAGCACATCTACATCTATTTCTGTAAGATCTGCAGGTATCAATGCTCTTCTGAGTCCAAAAATTAGAGAGTTGACAGTAAATAATAATATTAAATTTGGAAATGAAGTTTTACTAGAGTCAGACAATAAGATAAAGTATACTGTTTCTGCATATTTTGAAGATCTAAGAGACTCCTTTGGAGAAAATAGTGGAAATATATCAGGAATAATTGGATGGGCTTATGATGGAAATCCAATTTATGGACCTTTTGGATATTCTGATCCTAAAAATTCATCATCATCAATAACTCGAATGTCATCGGGATATGTTTTAGATACTTCTTACACCGATAGACCTTCTGGATTCTCTTCTGGTTTCTTTGTAGAAGACTACAAATTTACAAATTCTGGTACTTTAGACAGATACAACGGTAGATTCTGCAAAACTCCAGAATTTCCAAACGGTGTTTATGCGTACTTTGCATCTATAAATTCATCGGGAGATCCATCATTCCCATACTTTATTGGCAATGATTACAGATCTAAACCACTAGATGAAAATACAACATTAAATCAGTCTTTCGATTTTTCAAATTCAAATCTACTTCGCAACACTTTGCCATATAAGGTAGCAGATAAGAATGCTAAGTATGACTTCATCTCCGAAATAGATGATATTACTCAACAGCAAATAATTATTGAATCTGTTACTCGTGGAGGAGTAGAAAGATTTGACATTAAAAACTCTGGATCAAATTACAAGGTCAATGATATTTTAGATTTCAACAATAATGGAACTAGTGGTGGTGGAGCATATGCTACTGTCTCTTTTGTTGAAGGTAAAAATATTACTGAAGTAAACACGACAGTAACCGCTTATGAAAATTCTATATTTACGTGGGACAATGGCAAAAAAGTAAAAGTATCAATTTTGCCAAATCATGATCTAAATGATGGTGATTATGTAACTATTTCTGGTTTTTCAACCAACCTCTCCACTCTTAATGGGACACACAAGATAAAAGTTGATACTAAAAATTCAGTTGCTATTTCTACTATTCCTTCAACTGCAAGTATTGGTGGAACTGAGATTTATGTTTCCAGAATTCCCGAAAATATTTCTGTTGGAAGTAGCGTTGGAGTAGGAACAGAAACCCTGAGAGTTTTAGAACTCTTCAGAAACCAAAATATCATTAGAGTAGAAAGAGGTGTAACTGGAACATCACATGATGCTAATTCTGCACTGTCGTTTACACCAGATTCATTTACTATTGACAGCACTGTTGACTTTTTTGATTCTAAGGTAAATGATAAAATTTTCTTCAATCCAACAGAATCTGTAGGATTTGGAACAACTCCAGGCAACTCTTACTTGGCAACATTTGATTTTGGAGACAAGATTGGCGTACAAAGAAGTATACCTACCAAGTCAATTTACATTGAAAATCACCCATTTAATAATAATCAACAAGTTACATACACTGCTAATGGAACAAATGTTTCTATTTCTACAGATGGCGTAAATGTCAGCACTCTACCATCCACACTCTTCATTATTAACAAAGGTTCAAATCTGATTGGTCTAAAAACTAGTTTAAATTCTGAAGAGTTATTCTACCATAGTGGTGGATCTAACAGCGACTTGTATTCCTTTGAATCATCATATACACAAGTACTTGGAAAAGTTGAAAAGATAAAGACTACTGTATCTGTATCTACTTCTCATCAGATGTCTGTAAATGATACAGTAGAATTGGTAGTAAAACCAAATCTTTCTGTAGGAATCGGAACATCTACAGCAGTAAGAATTGCAAGAAACACAACAACAGGAAACTTATTAATCAACCCCATAGGTTTCAATTCCACAGGAATTAATACAAACAACAATTCAATTACTCTCAATAATCATGAATTAAACACTGGAGATAAAATTTATTATTCTTCCGATAGTGTTGCATCTGGATTAAGCACTGGTCATTACTATGTTTTCAAGGTTGATTCTAATACTATCAAACTCTCAGAGACATACACAGATTCTCTAACCATTCCACCAACAGTGGTAAGTATTGCGGGAACAGGTGGCATTTCTCAGACAATATCCCCAATCAATCCAAAATTAGAACCTGTAAAGAATAACAACTTAGTATTTGATTTAAGCGATTCTTCTTTATCTGGATATAAATTCAAAATTTACAGAGATAATCAGTTTAAGGATGAATTTGTTTCTACTGGATCAACATCCACATTTAATATAAGTGGTGTTGGAACTATTGGTGTATCGACTGATGCATCCTTAACGATCAATCACAGTGTTAACATACCAGAAAAACTATACTACAATTTGGAAAAATCTGGATATATTAGCACCGCAGACACGGATGTAAAAGACTATTCGGAAATATCTTTCATCGATAGTGTATATAATAGAAAATATAGTGTTGTTGGAGTGGCAACAACATCATTTGATTTAGTTCTCAATAAAGTTCCTGAAGATACATCATATGCTCAAAGTGATTGCGATGAGTTGAAATATACAACATCATCTACGACTGCAAGTGGTGGAATTAGTAAACTCAAAATCGTTTCTAATGGATATGGATATAAAAATCTTCCAGTTGTAGATGATATTACTACAAAAAATGGTAAAGATGCTTATATACTTGCCAAATCCAATCAAATTGGCAATGTAAAACAATCAAGAATCAAAAATGAAGAGTTTGAGTACTCCTTTGATCCTACTCTAAATCCAACTGCTTACATATCTCCAAATATTGTTACAAAGAATTCAAATACTTTAGAATCTGTATCAGTCAATAATCGCGGAAGAGGATATACTCAAGCACCAGACATTATAATTGTAAATCCAGATACCAATGAAAAAATTGAATCTGGACTTTTAACGGCAAATTTAATCGGAGAATCAATTCAGTCGGTAACAATAGAAGAAAATCCAAAAGGTCTTCCAGAAGATTCTGTTAGATTATTGACCATCAACAATACAAATGGAATTAGTATTCAAAGAGTAGAGTCCAGTTCTACTGGTATATTCACTTGTGCAATAACCGTACCCACATCAGGGTTTACAACTTTCCCGTTTGCCTCTGGAGATGCGGTATTCGTTGAAGGTATACAGAAGTTTAGTTCCACTGGTTCTGGATTTAATTCTGAAGATTATGGATATAAATTGTTTATTGTCGATAGTTACATTGAAGCATCTCCATATCATAAAGTTGTATTTGACTTATCTGATGTTTCTAATGGTGGACTGACCACTAACACTGGTATTGCCAAAACAATACAAGATGGTTATGGTTCTTTGATCCATGAAGATGATTATCCAACTTTTGAAGTTACACAAACTAGACTTCAATTCAATATTGGAGAGCAACTTGTTTCAGATAACACCGCAAGAGATTTGTTTGTCTCTGACTATGAAGGTACAATATTGAAAGTTTCTGGAACATATGAATTAAGTCTAAATGAAGTTATAACCGGAAGAAATTCTGGAACTGTAGCAACTATTAATGAAATAGAAGTTAATTCTGGAGTCTTTAGAGTATCCTATTCTATTTCAAAAAATATAGGATGGTCTGATGAGATTGGTAAACTAAATTCTGATACTCAGGTTGTTCCTGATAATGATTACTATCAAAATCTTTCATATTCTATAAAGAGTAGCAAAGAATATAAGGAAGTAGAGTCAAAAATCAAACCAATTTTACACACTAGCGGTTTGAAAGATTTTGCTGATACTGGAATTACTTCCACTTCTGATGCATACGCATCAGAAACATTTAACGGAATCGATGGAAGCACTGTTATCAGAGACTTTGTAGATGATCTTAGAGTTGATACAATTTATGATTTTGATTTCGCTCAAGACATTGATATCAACCCAACCACAGGAAATTCCAAGTATCTAAAATTACTGAATACCAAGTTAACAGACTATACAAAAAATATTGGAAATGATGTCTTACCAATAGACGATATTAGTAGTCAGTTTTCATATTTTGAAGATGATCCTAGCACATATTTAAATCTTATTAAATTAGATCCTTCAATTACCTATGATAATTTCTTAATTAGAATTACAAATAGCGATAATAGCGAAATTCAATTTACCGAAGTCGTTTTACTAAATGATGGAAGTAATAATTATTTGGTAGAGAAAGGAAGTTTAGTCAACGTTGGTGTTGGTACTGCACATGAAATTGGCGAACAATATGGAAGTGTTTCTATAGTAGTTGATGCATTTAATGACAGTTATTTGAGATTTATTCCTGTTGATGCATATGATACAGACTATGATCTGAAAATCGTAAGAAACACATTTACATCTTCTGCAGCAGGAGTAGGAACAACTTCTATTGGATTTACAAATCTTGTAAGTTCTACTGGAGTTACAACTTCTGGAGTGACTACCAGCATAGCATCGTTTAGCGTAAGCGAATTTGAATCTCTATATGCAAATGTTGAGATAATCAATGATACTACAAACGATATAAACTTTGTAGAGTTGTATGTAGGAACTGATGGCACTAATACCTATCTTTCAGAATATTACTTTGACTCAGAAAGCGATACACCTCTCTCTAATAATTTTATAGGTACGTTTGGAGCAGATCTTTCTTCGGGTGTTGTTTCTCTGAACTACACAAACACATCATCATATAATAATACATATAGAGCAAAGGTTGTTGGTTTTGGCACAACGTCAACTGGTGTTGGAACCCCCTATAGATTTAAGTTAAGCAGACAACCTGCAGGTTCTGAAAGAACCGTACTGTATCAATCTGACTTTACTGTCGGTGTTGGAACAACTAGTATTGTATCGATAGACAAAACATTATTCAACTCCGTAAAATCTTTGGTAGAAGTAAGTATTGGTTCTACTAAGGCTCTTCATCAGGTAATGATGATACAAGATAGTAGCGATGTTTATGTTCAGCAATCAGCATTACTGAGTATAAGTGGTGATTCTCCTTCTGATAGTGCCTTAGGTATAGGAACATTTGGTGGAAACAATTCTGGATCTAACTTAGAATTGGAATTCTATCCAGATTCGGATTATTCTACAGATAATATTGTCTTATCTGCATTTAGTCAATGCTTCTACAACGATTTAGACGTTGCAAATGTACCTCCAGACCTCGAATATGGAAAGGTTGAGGAATCTGTTGATTTAAAATTCTACAATTCAATAAATGGAGATAGAATTAATAGGACCAATTTTACATTAACATCCGAAGGAACACCAATCTTTGTTAAGGTATTTGATCCAGAGAATACTGATGCATTAATTGCAACCACTGGCAAATTTACTATTAGAAATCACTTCTTTAAAGATGGAGAGGAGTTAATCTATACTCCAAAATCATCAATTGTTGGAATTGCAACTACTGCTATGACATACAGTAATGTATCCAGTGGCGTCTCTGATCTTTTACCATCCACAGTTTTTGCTGTTGTTAGCGATCTAAATTATGATGAGTTTTTCATATCGACAACAAGAAGTGGAACTGCAGTAACATTTACTGATCTTGGTGGTGGTAATGTTCATCAATTTGAAATGTCCAAGAAGAATGAAAAATCAATCATCGTAATTGATGATCTTATTCAGCATCCTTTGATTTTCACCAGCGTATCACATACGCTTTCGGGATCAATTGGAACTACAACTACAACTTTAAGTCTTAGCGGTATTTCTTCTATTAATCCATCAGACATTCTGAAGATTGATGATGAATATATGCGAGTTAATAATGTTGGTTTAGGAACTACTAGTGTTGGACCAATTACAAATAGTGGATCGTTTAATTTAGTAGATGCTGAAAGAGGATTTGTAGGGACGATAGCAACTTCACATAGTTCTTCAACACAAATTGATGTTTACAGAGGAGCATTTAATATTGTAGAAAATGAAATACATTTTGCAGATGCTCCTAGAGGAAATCCACAGATCGATAAAACTAAGTTCAATCTTGACTATGAGACATCAGAGTTTAATGGTAGAGTGTTCTTGAGATCTGACTATACCTCAAATAAGGTATATGATGATCTGTCAGAAGAGTTTAATGGTATAGGTAGAACCTTTACATTGAAGGTTGGCGGAGCAGATACAACTGGAATTGGAACAATAGGTGCCAGTGGAATAGTTCTTATAAATGGAATATTCCAACAACCAACTACTACAAACAATCCAAGAGGAAACTTTGAAATACTCGAAGACACTAGTGCAGGAATTAGTACAATTATATTCTCTGGAATTACAAAACCAGATACTGATCCATTAGAGTATGTAATATCAGATTATGATGTAAATCAAAATGAAACTCCTAGGGGTGGAATTGTAGTTTCACTAGGATCAACAACTGGTCTTGGTTTTGCACCTCTTGTAGGCGCTTCTGTTACTGCCGTAACAGGTGCAGGAGGATCTATTACGGGTATTACCACAGGAATTCCTGGAGGATCTTTTGGATCTGGATACAATGGATTAACTTCAATCGGAGTTACAGTTTATGATTCCACTCAAGATGCTGGTGGAGATCCTGCAAGTATTACTGCAATTGTTGGTGCTGGTGGTTCCCTTTCCTTTAGTATTGGAGCTGGTGGAACTGGATATAATAATCCACAAATATACGTATCATCGCCAACTTATGAAAATCTTTCAGTAACAGGTGTTTCTAGACTTGGTATCGGAGTTACAACACAAACAGGTATTGGTTTATCAATTAGTTTAAAAGTAGGAAATGTTGGAGCAACTGGAATAGGATCAACACATTTTGGAGTTACTGAGTTTGATATTACTAGAAATGGTTATAGTTTCCGAAGAGGAGATGTATTAAAACCAGTCGGACTGGTTACGGATGCAAGATTAGCATCTCCAATATCAGAATTTGAACTAACTGTTCTTGAGACTTATTCTGATAAGTTTGCATCATGGGAATTTGGTCAACTTGATTTCATTGACTCTATTAAAGATTATCAAGATGGATCAAGACGAACATTCCCATTATTCTACAATGGAGATCTGATTAGTTTTGAACAAGATCGTGACTCCAGAACAACTCTGCAAAATTGTCTTTTGATTTTCATCAATGGTGTGCTTCAGGAACCTGGAGTTGCTTATGAATTTGGTGGAGGAACATCCTTCATATTCACAACGGCACCAAAAATAGAAGATAGCATTTCAATTTATTTCTACAAAGGAACACCAGCAGACATTCAGATTGTTACTAACGTTTCAGAAACAATCAAGAAAGGAGATACTGTCCAGGTATTGAAATATAATTCAAAACCCAATATTTCTGGTCAAGATAAGAGAACTGTAACAGATTTATCTTACTCAGATAAATTTGAAACAGACTTGTATTCTGGTCAAGGCATCAGCACAACTTTCAGACCATTAAGTTGGACTAAGCAAAAGTCTGATAAGAAAATAAATGGAGAGATTGTTTCAAAATCAAGGGATTCCATCGAATCTTTAATATTCCCAACTGCAAATGTTATAGGAGACTTGTCAACTACAGATACTGAAGTATTCATTGATAGTGTTGAACTGTTTAAGTACGAAGATCCAGACCTAGCTTCTTTTGATTGTTTGGTAATTGGTGGAATATCAACTGCTGCTATATCCACTGTTACTGGAAATGACTCTATTGAACTTATATCTAATTTCACAACAATTCAAGGAGACTCTGGTGCCATTGTTGGTATTGCAACAACAAGTACTCCAAACCTTGCAATAGAATTTACTTTAGATTCTTTGGTTACTTCCAATTTACAAGTTGGTTATCCAATTTACATTTTTGACACGCTGGTTGGAAATGGAGTTACATCCATTATCTCTTCAGATTCCGAAGTTGTTGGAATAGGAACTACTCGTGTTGATAATATCTACAGTGTAACTGCATTAGATAACGCAAGTGGTGTTATAACCTGTAGAGTCCACTCTGCTTCTGATATAGTTGGAATTAACACTACAGGATCTACTGATTATCCTGTTGGAAGATATTCCTGGGGAAGAATATCCAATACTTCTGGTTTGGTTAGATCTGGAAATCCAATTTCGATTGGGGTAACAGGAAATATCGTATCTGGATTGGCAACATATCCAGTGGTCCAAAGAAGAAACGTTGGTATAAGGTCTACTGGCGCTCTTCCTAAACTGTTATAAATATCTAAAAAACTATGTTAATATGGCTGCTGTCGTAACAGATCAATTTAGAATACTGAATGCTAATAATTTTGTCGATTCCGTTCTAGATAATAATAATTCATATTATGTGTTTTTAGGTTTGCCGAACTCATCGGTTACTGGATTTGGCAGAACGTCTACTTGGAGTACCGCATCCAGTGGTCCTCCAAGTCCTACTGATAATTTACAATACTTGTCTCATTATAGAGACACTGGATTGTTTGGAAAAAGAATTACAAGCACTAATATTAGAAGAGTAATAAGAAAAGTTCAGTGGACGACAAATACTGCCTATGACATGTATAGGCATGATTATAGTTCTTCTAATCTTACACCAAATTCTGGAACAAGTAGATTATATGATTCAAATTACTATGTAATTAATAGTGATTTTAGAGTCTATATTTGTATTGATAATGGTTCTTCTGGAACTAATGTAAAAGGAGAAAGATCTAAATTTGAACCAACATCCACAGATTTGCAACCATTTTCTGCAGGATCTGACGGATATTTGTGGAAATATTTGTTCTCCATTTCACCAAGTGATGTAATTAAGTTTGACTCCACAGAATATATTGTGGTTCCAAACGATTGGGACATTTCAACAGACACACAAATTCAATCTGTTAGAGAAGCAGGAGATTCTGATACAAATAACAATCAGATTAAAAAAGTTTATATTGAAAGTGGTGGAACTGGATATTCTAATGGAACATATGATATTTTAGGTGATGGAAGTGGCGGCAGAGTTTCTATTACAGTTGACAGTAATGGAACTATTACTTCTACTAGTGTTGTTACTGGAGGAAAAGGATATACTTTTGGAATCGTTGATTTGGAAAGAACCGGAACCATTTCAAGCGCAGCAAATCTTATTCCAATCATTCCACCATCTAAAGGACATGGTTATGATATTTACAGTGAACTTGGAACTGATAGAGTTTTAGTTTATTCTAGATTTGATGATTCAACTAAAGATTTCCCCGTCGATACAAAGTTTGCTCAAGTTGGAATTGTAAAAAATCCTAAGGAATATGCTGGTGTTTCCACGTTTACAGGATCAACTTATTCTGGATTGTATGCATTAAAACTTGATGCTGGATACACTGGTACACCTACAGTTGGAGAAACTGTGTCGCAAACACAATCTTCGACAGATATTGCAAAGGGATATGTAGCTTCATATGACAGCACTACAAAAGTTTTGAAATATTTCAAAGATAGATCTTTATTCCTTACAAATGGTGTAAATCAAGAGGATAGAACAACCATTGGCGTAAACTCCAAAGTTGTTGAATTTAATAATAGCGATAGTATAACCTTCACCACAGCATCTAGCACCACTGTATCTGCAGGATTTACTGGAAGTTCAGTAAATGGAACAAATTTGGGAATTACTTTCACAGGTGGTCTTGCCAATCCAGAGATAATAAAAAGACGGGGGACATTATCTACATTGATAACAGACCCGAGGTTGAAAGAAATCTTAGGCAAAAAGAAGACGTTAAAATCATTCTGGAATTCTAAAAAAGATGGCACAAAAAACAGACTTAAATATCAACCCCTATTTTGATGATTTCGATTCGGGTAAAAACTTTTACAAAGTCTTATTTAAGCCAGGATATCCAGTTCAGGCACGAGAACTAACGACGTTACAATCAATATTACAAAATCAAATCGAATCTTTTGGAAGTTATACTTTCAAAGAAGGAACAGTTGTAATTCCAGGTAATATTGCATATGATAGTCAATTCTATGCGGTAAAACTAAATTCAACTACTTTTGGTGTTGATGTAGCTCTTTACATCGACAAATTTATTGGCAAGAAGATAACGGGTCAAACATCAGGAACTACGGCAACTATTCAATATGTCGCTCTTCCAGATGGATCAAATGTAGAAGACACTACGATTTATGTAAAATACGTAGATTCTAACGACAATTTTGTTTTTGATCAGTTTGAAGATGGCGAATCTTTATATGCTGATGAAAACGTAACTTATGGTAACACCACGATCAATTCTGGAACTCCATTTGCATCTTTAATTAGTTCCGATGCAACTTCTATCGGATCTGCTGCATCAATAGGAGAAGGGGTTTACTTTATTAGAGGATATTTTGCTAATGTTTCTAAACAAACAATAGTATTAGATCATTACACAAATACACCATCATACAGAGTAGGATTAACAATACAAGAACTTCTTGTAAATGCTAAGGATGATTCTTCTTTATATGATAACGCAAAAGGATTTACAAACTTCTCTGCACCAGGTGCAGACAGACTGCAAATTAATTTAACATTAACCAAGAAGTTACTAACTGATACTAACGATACAGACTTTGTAGAACTTCTTAGAGTAGAAGATGGTAAAATAAAGAAAATTGAGAATAAAACTCAACTTAATAGACTTGGAGATTATATTGCAGAAAGAACTTATGAAGAGTCTGGTCACTATGCACTAGAGAATTTCAAATTATCATTACATAATTCTTTAAATGATAAATTGGGTAATGATGGTTTATTTTTCAACAATCAATCAACAGAGCAATTGAACACTCCATCAGAAGATCTGATGTGTGTAAAAGTTTCTTCTGGAGAGGCATATGTTGGAGGATATAATGTTGAAAAGGTTGCAAATACGATTCTTGACGTAGAAAAACCAAGAGATACTGCAACAGTATCAACAACAAATATTCCCTTTGAAATGGGAAATCTTCTAAGAGTTAATAATGTATCTGGTGCTCCAAAACAAAAAGAATCTATTGATCTTTATAATCAATTTGCTGGTGGTGGAACACAGATTGGTGATGCCAGAGTCTATACATTCAACTTAACTGGTTCTGCATATCAGGATGCATCTACAAATTGGGATCTATATCTTTATGATGTTCAGACTTATACATCTCTTACACTAAACACACCAGTAGCACCTTTAGGTCTTATAACCTCTTCTTATATTAAAGGAAAGAGTAGTGGTGCTAGTGGATATGCCGTTTCTTCTGGATCTGGAAGCACAGTAAGTATTAGACAGACTTCTGGAACTTTTGCTGTAGGAGAGCAACTCATTATTAATGGAATAGATGCTTCTGCTACAGTTGCATCAGTTATCGTATATGGAACTAGAGATATCAAGTCAGTTTCTCAGTCTGGTGTTTCTGGATTCCCATCATTTACTGCAGATTCTTTACTAGATTCTACCAATCTTCCAAATGGTGTTATTGGTGGAACCATCAGTGGTGGAAATACTCTTGTAAGTCCAGGAAAAGTGTTCACAGGCGTTAAAGTCGGTGACATTATCAGATATCAAACTGCCTCTGGCGATGAAACTTTCAACAGAGTTACAGCAAACAATACAACATCTTTAACAATCGCAGCGTCTACAACTGTTTCTGGTGTTCATGTAGGAACAGTTTCTAATGGAACATATTCGCAAATCAAACTTGGCGTTCCAGCACTGAGAAATCAAGATAAAGGATATCTCTATGCAGAACTTCCTGATTCGAACATCGAATCAGTAAATCTTTCTGGATCAACTTTAAAAATATCGGAACAGATTACTGGAGAAAGTACAGATTCATCTGGAGTATTAACTTTTGATCTTTCATCAATTAGTGGAATTTCTAGTGCGTTTTTCGATCCATTCGATGAAGAAAGATATTCTGTACACTATACTGGTGGTGGAATTGGTACAGTAACATCCGATGCGTTTTCAATTAGTGGCAACACAGTAACCATTAATGGTTTGACCGCATCGCAGTCTAGTATTGTTGTTAATACTTCTTTGACCAAAAATGGAATTCAAAGTAAGATAAAAGATTACACAAGAAGTTCTACAGTAGACGTTGTTTACTCTAAGTATGGACAGTCTGGTGTTGGTGTTAATACATCAATTAATGATGGTTTAACTTACAATACAAATTATGGTTTAAGAGTTCAAGACGAAGAAATTTCTTTGAATTGGCCAGATGTAGTAAAAGTTCTCGCTGTTTTCGAATCTTTAGACGAAAATGCGCCAACTTTGGATCAAATTCAATTCTTTGATACTGCAGTTGTAAGCAATGCTATTATCGGAGAAAATATAGTAAGTTCATCAAGCAACGCCATAGCAAGAGTTGTTGCTAAACCATCTTCACTTGTTTTATCCGTTGTCTATTTAAATCAAGACAGATTTATTAACGGAGAAACGGTAACACTTGAAGAGTCTAATAACACTGCTCCAATTCAGTCTCTAACAAAAGGTTCCTATAAAAATATAACATCATCTTTTGTCTTAGATAAGAGTCAGAAAGATCAGTACTATGATTATTCAAGACTTATCAGAAGTGTAAATACTCCTGTTCCATCCAGAAGATTGAAAGTTGTATTTGATCATTATACAATTCCTGCTTCAGATAATGGAGATGTATACACAGTTTTAAGTTATGGCGAGGATAGATTTGCCGAAGATATTCCTTCCATTGGACCAAGAAAGGTAAGATCTACAGATACACTTGACTTTAGACCAAGAGTATCTCAGTTTACTGTAACGGATAAATCTCCATTTGACTTCGACTCAAGAAGTTTTGGAACATTACCAAAACTTATCTTAAAACCAAAAGAAAGTTCACTTATTGGATATAATTATTACTTACCAAGAATCGATAAAATTTATCTTGATACTTTTGGAAACTTTATTGTTCAAAAAGGTATTTCTGGTGTAAATCCAAAAGTTCCATCAAATAACAATCCAGATGGTTTGATGGATCTGGGAACAATTTCTCTCCCAGCATATCTTTATGATCCTAGCGATGCAGAAATTTCTCTTGTAGATAATAGAAGATATACAATGAGAGATATTGGAAATCTTGAAGATAGAATTGAAAATCTTGAACGTGTAACATCTCTCTCGCTCTTAGAAGTTAACACTCAAACTCTTCAGGTTCAGGATGCATCTGGAAATAACAGATTCAAGACAGGTTTCTTTGTTGATGATTTCAAGAACAACTCTTTGATTAACCTGGATATATCTTCCATAGAGGTAAATACTGACACTCAAGAATTAACAACGATTGTTAGCGATAATTCTCTCAAGGGACAAATCGCACCTTCAACAGACATTACTGATGAGAATTTAGATATTTCTACAAACTTTGATCTATTAGATTCTAACGTCCAAAAGACTGGAAGTGCTATTACTTTAAAATATACAAATGTTGGATGGATCGAACAACCATTAGCAACAAGAGTAGAAAATGTAAATCCATTCCATGTTGTTTCATATAATGGATTTGTAAAACTATCTCCATCTAGCGATAGTTGGGTTAGAACAGTTAGACTTCCTGAGTCAAATTCAACTATAACAAGAAACGTTCCAGATCCAAATCGTGCGGGAACGACTGGAACTTTTGTTACCTCCAGAGATGTTGTTGTATCTTCTGGTAGAGATGCATACATGCGTTCCAGAAATACACAGTTCTATGCAAATAACTTAAAACCACTTACAAGATTCTATCAATTCTTTGATGGAAATGGCAGTGTTGATTTTATTCCAAAATTACTTGAAATTGCCAATGATAGCACTTTGGCAAATTATGGATCAGTAGGAGCATTTGAAGTAGGAGAAACTGTAATTGGTTATAATGATGGTGAGTCTGTAATTTCTTTCAGACTTTCATCTGGAAATCATAAAGAAGGCGCATTTAATTCTCCATCAAAAACTTTCAATATAAATCCATATGCAAAGTCAGAGAATTTATCTGTTTCATATAGTCAGTCAACTAAAGTTCTGAATGTTGATACATTTGCACTGTCTGAAGAAGCACAAGGTAAGTAT